AGTTATTGTCAATACGGCTCACATTTCTAGTCGAGAATCGACGATTTTAGACGCCTGATTATAGGAATCTTATCGTCTGCACCCATAGCGGCTCTCCACATCACCTGACTACGCCAGTTGGAGACCCAAAGCCGCAGAACGCCGCCGAGACACGCGCATCCGAAAAGCTTATCGCGCCGCCCGAGGTGCCGTTTGCGAGAATCGCGAGGTTGGCGCTTACGCTCTTGGGTAACTCGAGCGACGCACTCGCGAGCAAAGAGCCCCGCCTGTAAATCTCTAGTACGTTAGCATTGACGCGCGTTCCAGCGAGTAGACCGGTCAGCCTTCCCACCGGCCCGAGTACTGTACAGCCATTAGAAACGAAAAATTTCCGCTCTGCGGTGGTCATGTCTTCAAGTAGCAGTTCGTTGTTACCGGATTCGTCGGTCGCACCCATGTGAGCCCTGCTGTTCTGGCTGACAAGCTGCTCGACCCGAACGCCAATCGAGTGAGCGTTTTTCGTGTATTGGACGCCGTTCGTCGCCGGGTTGAAGCCGGTATCGAGCCAGCTTGATGACGCGTTCCCCTGATAACCGCCGTTTGCCGTGAAGGTCGGGTTGTTGACCGGCGTTAGGTCGTAAGTCCCCGGCGCTTTCCAGTTTTAGACGCCCGGATCGGAGAACGAAATGGCCGTCGTAAATGAAACCACATCGGACCAGTCGGTGGGCTCCAATGAGTCCGCACCCCAGTGACGCAAGCGCACGTAATATTTCGTCGCGGCCTGCAAAACGCCCGGCGCCAGTGTCCACGACGTCAGGTTCGCCGCGCCTAGGCTCTGCGCGACGACATTGCCGAAGCCCACGTCTGTCGCGACCTGCCAGTCAGACTCGGCGTGCGTGTCCGACCCAAACAGCATGGCGAACGGCGACGACGTGAAGGTCGGCGTTTCAGGTTGCCCCGTCGCGGCGTCAGCCGGGGACGTAATCGACGGCGTCGCCACGGTCGGGCTGCGATAATCGTCGGCGGCGTCCAGAGGCGTCACCGTCACTTCCCAGCCGAAATTAGAGCCGACGTAGCGCATGTCGATAATCGACGGCTTAGTCAAGATCAGGTCGATCGCCACGCCGTTGATGGGAGTCGCCTCACTGGCCGGAAGCGTGACGGGGTTTGAGACCGACCAGCTTTCAGCGTGTGGAACAAGCACCGAGCGCGCGCCGTAAGTCGTCGTGTCCGGCAGGCCCGTTAGGTTCACGCCGGTCGCCGTCGTATCAATCGGCGTGATCTCGCTGACGTTCGGGCGGAAAGCGCTCGTCTTGATCGCCGCGACCGTCAGGCCGCCGCCTCCAACATCGTCGGGTAGTTGAGTCGGGTTTAGTTTCCCACCAACAAGGTCTGCCTTGGCGTCGAGTGCGCTCTGAAGACCATCCACGTTGTCGATGATGTGAGCGTGCTTGTCATCCTTTACCGTGACGGTGATAGTCGCGTTTTCAGAACCGTCGAAGCTGGCGTAACCATAGGCGTCACCGGACAGTGAAATCGTGCGGGCGGTGGAAAGCTTCGATGCGGTTTGAGCTGCAAGACCACTGGCGTCGCCGTCAACGGTCAGAAGCTTCGCCAGAACGTCGGAAGCGGTATACTCGCTTGCGTCGAGCTTGGAGTTCAGCGCGCTCTGAAGACCATCCACGTTGTCGATGATGTGAGCGTGCTTGTCATCCTTTACCGTGATGTCGATAATCACGTCTTCAGAACCGTCGAAGCTGGCGAAACCAAGGGCGTCACCGGACAGTGAAATCGTGCGGGGGGTGGAAAGCGTCGATGCGGTTTGAGCTGCAAGACCACTGGCGTCGCCGTCAACGGTCAGAAGCTTCGCCAGAACGTCGGAAGCGGTATACTCGCTTGCGTCGAGCTTGGAGTTCAGCGCGCTCTCAAGACCAGCCACTGTGCCGATGGAGTGAAAGTGAAAGTCATCCTTTACCGTGATGTCGATAATCACGTCTTCAGAACCGTCGAAGCTGGCGAAACCAAGGGCGTCACCGGACAGTGAAATCGTGCGGGGGGTGGAAAGCGTCGATGCGGTTTGAGCTGCAAGACCACTGGCGTCGCCGTCAACGGTCAGAAGCTTCGCCAGAACGTCGGAAGCGGTATACTCGCTTGCGTCGAGCTTGGAGTTCAGAGCGAATTCTAGACCCGCTATATCATCGATATCGTGACCGTGAGCTTCCGGGGTAAATGCGGTCGGGACGGACGTAAGCTGCGTCCAGTCGATATCGAGCGCGGCTTGGTGTTGGACGATTGAAGATTGACTGATCCGCTCGTTAGCGAACTCACCCGTCTCTACATCGGCGGCGTCATGTTTATGACCGTCATTGGCCTTGGCATCAAGTGCGCTCTGAAGGCCTGAAACGTCCGCGATGGATTGTGCCGCGAGAAGTGAAGACTTACCGCCCACCTTGACGATCTTCAGGACACTCTCATTGGCACGAAGGTAGCAATCGTCCCCCCCCGCCATTCTTCGGGTCTTCACCTTGAGAGTGTCGCCCACGCTGAGCGCCAGAACCTCAGAGATAGACGTAGACGCTTCGTTGTGACTGTCTTTGGATCGGACGTACCCACCCATACCGGTTGCTGAGCGAGCTACACCGTTGACTTCTAGGTACACGCCAACCGAGTCGCGAACGTCGGTGTCGTCAGCACCGATGTTTTCGTAAGCGAGTGACGTATAGACATCGAACAGGCCGTCTTCCGCTACGGTGATCGAAGCGCCGGTGACGGTTATCACGATGTCGCCTTTATCTACGGCGTTCCAAACAATCTCGGCGTCGGCGTTGATGTTGGTCGTGGTGTCGGTCGAGCTGTATTGACCCACACAGGCATAGGGGAGCTGACTCAGGTTGGCTTTCTGAGCAAGTAGGTCGTCAACTTCCGAGGTCGTATAGAGGTTAGGTACCGACGTAAGCTGCGTCCAATCGACCGCTAAATCACCCTCATATTGCTTCACAGCAGATTGACTTATCCGGTCGTCGTGGAAGGTGCCGGACGTGATCTTCGAAGCGCTTAGACCGGGGATACGTGCGGTAGAAAACGTACCGCTGGTGATGCGAGACGTTGGTAGTCCGGGTACTTGAACAAGCGGAAGGAGTTGCGAGGCATCGAGAGTTGCGACACCGTTTGCAGCACCAATTACGCTCGTTTCGACCTTATCAGACAGAGCCCCAACCAGACCACCAATCTGAGACTGGGAAAGCGCGAACGCGCCTTGGTGTTGTGTTACACTGGTCTGCGAAATTCGGTCGTCTGCGAACTCTCCCGAAGTGATCTCATCGGTTGAGTGTGTATGACCGGTATTGCTCTTCGAATTAAGAGCCGCCTGTGTAGCGGTCGAGATTGGTTTGTTGGTGTCAGAAGTGTTGTCGACTTCGTCCAGACCAACGTCATTTTTGGTGATAACGACATCGCCGGTTCTCGATTGGACGCTTTTTACGATATTGACCTCAGCACCCGGTTCGATACCGTCGATCTTTTCCTTGTCACCCGACGACATGAAACCGTCTGACGATACGGTAGCGTTGTCGTGTCTGTGGCCAGCGTCGCTTTTTGTATTCGGATCGAAATTACCGGAATGCCAGACGTCATTGCCTGACTTTCGCAGCGTTCCTGCATCAACCACGCCGCCAGAGATGTTCACGGCGGCGGCGTTCTGGAAAGCCATGCTTCCCAACTCGTCAGCGGTCAGGGTGGTTTTCGCCCACTGAGCCGCGCCAGACGTGGCGTCTACAAGGCGGAAGCTCTCGTCAGTCGTGGTGTTTACCCACACAGAGCCTTCGACATACCCGTCCCCGGAATCGTCGTTCGAAGTTGGGTCAACAGTGCTATTGAAGTTATTCTTCGCAGCCCTGTTGATCTTCTCCTGCACCGCCGCAGAAAGCTTAGATTCGGTTATCGCACCGTCGTCCACAAGGCCGGTAGACACCGTATCGTGGGAGGTTAGAGCCCCCCGATCTGTGATTTGGGAAAGCGTGAGCGAAAGCGCGGCTTCGTATTGCTTCACAGAGCTTTGCGAGATGCGTTCGTTCGCAAAGACACCAGAAATGATCTTGTCGGTACCGAGGCCCGGAATTTGGACTACCGGAACGACGCCAGACACATTTAGAGAAGCAACACCATTTGCGACCCCAACCTGAGAATCATCAACCTTGGAATCGAGCGCGGCGGGGAGCCCGGTGATTTGATCCTGATCAAGGACTAGTGATCCGGCATGTTGAGTTACGGATTCCGATGAGATTCTATCTGGTGAGAATACACCAGACGTAATTTTCGCAGCGTCTAGGTCGGGAATACGAGCAAGCTCAAGAATACCCGTCGCAATTTTCGCGGCGTCTAGATTCGGGATACGCCCTACGCCGAGGATTCCTGAAGCGATCTTGTCCGCGTCTAAAGACGGTATTTGCTCGGTACTGAGAACACCAGAATTAATTTTCGAGGCTGGGAGGTTTGGGACCTGATCGACAGGAACCACACCTTCAACACCCAAAGTCGCTAAACCGTTGGCTACACCTTTCTCTACAAGGTCTACCTTGGATGCGAGCGCATCGACCAGACCGGTAACCTGTGACTGAGTAAGCTCAAACAAAGATTGATGTTGGGTGACATTAGACGGAGATACACGGTCGTCACCTAAAACACCCGAAGTTATTTTAGAGGCGTCAAGGTCCGGAATTCTAGCGACTTCAAGAATGCCAGTCGCTATTTTTGAAGCGTCAAGGTTCGGAACCCGTAGAACGTCCAACGTTCCAGAAACGATATCGCTCGCCGAATGGCTGTGAGCCGATGGAGTAAAAGACCCCGGCTTACCGGTTACTTGACTCCACGCAATCTGGATAAGTCCCACGACAAGTCGACTTACATCAAAACCCCCACCGGCGGAGATGATGCGGTTGACTGCGTCAATACCACCTTGCGTCGACGTGTCGAGCGAGTAAATCTGTCCGCCAGAGTACGTTTCGGGCGGATTCACCGCCTCATCAACAAACGGCTGACCGGCTGGTATAAAGACCAGTGTCGTAGTCAACATAATCTCCAATGCAAGGGAATTGTTCAGTATATATATAACATATGATACCAAAACGTCAATATGGCTGACGTTTTGGTTCATCGTTTGGGTTAGTTATTAACGTAAGGGTCCACCAGACCCGGATGATGTGTGTCGATATCGCCTAAAGAAGGCGCGTCGTTCGGTTCTGTGTCATGAGGGACCTCCCTCCATGTACGATCAACGTCGACGTTCACGTTAAGCTGAATCAATTCACCCTGTACTTTATATAATACATCACCCGTGTTTCTATCGTACACGATTGCTGCGGTACTCATCGCTTAAGCTCCGTAATAGCTAGGTTCCATTGGCGAGGGTCAGGAGCGGGATTAACCGTCTCGCTTGACCTTCCGTTTGTGTACATTGCTTGGATTTTGTACTGACCGGTACCGGCTGGTATGTTCGTGAAGTTAAACACAGCCGTATTCGTGTTCTCAAACAGATAATCTAGCACGTCATGAAGCTCACGCGGGCCTTCTGGTGTTATTAGCCGTATCGTGACAGCAACATCTTGATTTGATAGATTACCACAGCTCAAGGTCAGTGCTACCGATATAGTCCCTCCTTCAATACTTGCAAAGTTCACGTTGGCAATATCACGCCACGAATACCTAAATAGGTTTCCACTACTCCAACCTGTGTAAGCAGCCGAATTAGACACAGCACCAACTTTTAGTTGTGGGGCATCTACAGTACCAGAAACAAGGAGATTACCTTGAATCTCCACATTCTGCATTGTGACCGTATTCCCTTGAATCCCAAAAGGATCAACCGCAGCTTCCGGCGTAGCGATAAGGAATTTATCAGCCAAGAATCTAATAGATGACCCGGAGCCGTCAGCATGAGCCTTCATAGACGCGATGTTGCCGTCGGCGTCCAATTCAAAGCCGTAAGTAGCAGAAACATTACCTTGCAAATCCGAAACCGTTTGAGCGGTCAAGTTTACTGAAGATTTGAGACCACTGAAATCTGAATTTAGATCAAGATTGTAAACCGCTATTGCTTGGTTGACATCGGAATAAGTTGTGAATCGTTGGTTTGCTGTAGCCTCAGTTATATAGCTCGTCTCAATGTCGCCGATTCGGGTATCAAGACCATTAAAACTACTATTCAGGTTAAGGTCATACACCGCGATTGCCTGATTAACCTCAGACTGCGTCATATAGGTTTGGTCTATCTCAGAGCTAGTGAGATAGTTTGAAGCCAGATCGTCCTTCAAAGACTGGAATGTTGAGTTTAGATTCAGATTGTACAAAGATATGGTCTGATCAACCTCAGCCTGCGTCATATAGGTAAGATCGATCTCAGACGCGGTTATATAATTTGATCCTAGATCATCTTTCAGGTCTTCGAAAGTGCTATTTAGATTGAGGTCATACACCGCGATTGCCTGATTAACCTCAGCCTGCGTCATATAGGTTTGGCTTATCTGAGACGAAGTAATATAATTGGTGTTAAGGTCATATTTTAAAGACTGGAATGTTGAGTTTAGATCAAGATTGTACAAAGATATGGTCTGATCAACCTCAGCCTGCGTCATATAGGTCTGGTCTATCTCAGAGCTAGTGAGATAGTTTGATCCTAGATCATCTTTCAGGTCTTCGAAAGTGCTATTCAGGTTAAGGTCATACACCGCGATTGCCTGATTAACATCAGACTGAGTCATATAGGTTTGGTCTATCTCAGAGCTAGTGAGATAGTTTGAAGCCAGATCGTCCTTCAAAGACTGGAATGTTGAGTTTAGATTCAGATTGTAGAGAGCGATTGATTGTTCGGTTTCGCTCTCAGTCATATAGGTTTGACTGATTTGCGCAGCCGTCATGTAGTTTTCTTCAATGTCTTCTACACGCGTGGAAATCTCCATGTCTGCGACGACACGGGCGTACCGATCATTGGTGATAGTTTCGACGTTTTCACGGTACAGAGCACGCGAGGTTCTGTTTTCGCTGATGAGCTGACGAGACGCCGTAACCTGACCGGCGATTGCTCTCTCTAGTTCCTCAAATCGTGCATAAACCTCGTCACTCTTGGAGGAATATTCTTCAACTTCGGTTTGGCCGGTCAGCGCATACGCAGCATAGGGCTCATTGATGCTGATAAAACCGATACCGGTCAGTTCAGACACAACAGGTACTAGGTCAAAACTTGCGCTGGCAGACCCTTCCGGAGCTTCCGCGATGCCTTCCAAACGACGACCGGTTCCCCTATCAATCTCAACCCGCGAGATGAGTGATCCGGATTCGTCAAACCAAAGAACGTTGAGGACAGCTTCCTCAACAGAGCCCCCACACTCGATCTCGATACCGGTTTGGACGAAAGACCCGGCGTTTACTGGTCGAGTCACAGGGTATCGAGCTGCGTTGTTTGGTTTCTCACCAGAGGTGGAAAAGTCCCAAACCAGCTTGAACAAATCTTGGTTCATCGGCGACGGCATAGCGCCCGGATGCGTCCAGCCTGTGTACCGGGTGGTTTGTTCAAACCAGTTGATAAGAGAAAGCCCCTCAAGCCCTCTTACGTTTCTCGTACCCTCAATAGCCTCGTCTGCCGCTGTTTTAGCAGCGTCGGCGACCGTATTCGCGGTCTGAAGGGCTTCTTGAGCTGCTGCGTCAAGCTCCGCTAGGGTCGTCGGGCGTCCATCGATGACATCCCAGTTGAGCGACGGAAGGTCTTCTTCGGTCACGACAACCGGAACACCAGTAGACTCATGCCCCATGTATCGCACATACACGGTGTATGTTCCGGCTTGACGAACAATATACTCTTGAGCGGTGATCTCCGCGAGGTCTTCCGTCCCGTCTTCAGTAGTCAGTGTGATGCCGTATTTGAACGGCCTAGGGTCGTACGGACGCGACCAAGTAAGGTAGGTTTGTCTTGGGGATTCAGCAGTGACAACCTGTAGGTCGGCGACGTCCGGAAGAGTAGATCTAGACCCGCTGACATCTACAGTCAGAGGAGCCCAAGCAGAAGGCGTACCAAGAAAACCAACAGCGCGTACTCGGAAACGGTAGATTCCCGGCACCACACCTACGACGTCTCGGAAGACCTCAACACCTCGGCTAAGCTCTTCAAAGTTTTCTGAGCCCGGTTCAATGAATTGGACTTCATAAAGTTCGACTCGCCTATCTGGGGACGGAGTCCAACTAAGGCTGAGGCTAGGGACCCGAGTGTCGCCTACTTGTTTCCAGAACTCTTGTACGTTCAAACCACGCGGTTTCGCGATAGGACCGGTTAAAAGGTTGCTGACAGCCTCAGGTGGGAGCGTCAACCCTTGCTCGATCCGCGCGTATTTGGTCGGGTCGTAGATTCGCGCCTGAAGTTTGTGCTCGATAGAGGACTCTTCGGTCACGCTCTCGACGCGGAAACGCAGAGGTGCTGTATCCTCGTCTTGGACAGCCCAGACCGCGTCAGGGATCGGAGAATCCGAGAACGCTAAGATCGGATTTAGGACTTCGGTGAAACCCTCAGAGTCAAGTGTGAAGGTGACTTCACGCACTTCGACAGTACCATCCGGAAGGACGACCTTGAGAGAGTATTCCTTGTTCGGGTCGAGGGCGAGGGGATGGCCAATCGTGACAGCCGTAGTGGTGGCGGTCTTGACCCGCCCTCCCCGATGACGCAGAGGCTCGGCGTAGAACTCCGGATCAAAGATTTGGACTTCGTCGCCGGGAAGCTTGAGTTTGCCGCCGATACCTTCGCCCCAAGTGGCACGCTTCTGAGCATTCCACTCATCGTCCAGCGAGAATTTGCCGATGCGTCGGGCTTGGCCTCGCGAGGTGCAACCAATCGCGACAATCTGTTTTTCTTTCCAACCGATCTCACGAATGAGGCGCTGGTCTTCGACCACTTCTGGAGTCAGTCTGAAACCATCTTTCGGGTCGTTCCACATGACGACGTAGACCGAGTTACGGTCTTTGATCGACGGTTCGGAATAGTCGACTTTGCCTTCAACCGAGTTGGACGGGTTGAGAATGTGCGGTTCATTTGTCGACGGGCGATCTTGGCGGAAGGTGATCGCATTACCGGACCAGTACGACATGCCCCGGAAGGTCGAGACGAGCTTGTTAAGCTGGTCGTATGCTTCCTCACGCGTGTTGAGCACGGTGTTGAGGGTATACCTAGGCTCTAGTCCGCCGCGCCCGTCTGGGATGAGTTGATCGTTGTATTGCGCAATCTGATACAGCTCCCATTTGTCAGGGAGAGCGCTCGTATAACGTCCGAGACCATATCGGTTGTTGATCACAAGGTTTCGTACGTGCCACGCCGCGTTTTCAGTAGCCGCTTTCTTCCACGTCCCGTCCCACGTCCCGGTGTAGGTCTTCTCGACAGGATCATAGTTCGACGGGACGTCGACAATCGTCCCGGCGAGTTCGTAGGCGCGTCCAGCAATTCGGCTTCCAAATTGTAGAGCGTCGACAGTGACGCCCATGTAGGCGGTGTATGGATACGTCAGTTTGGCGTCGATAATTTCGACGATGGAGGAGAAGAATACATTATCGGTGTGAGACGCTTCTTCCCGGTCTGGGGTAACCCGACGCACGCGAACCTGACGCGTGTTTCCGCTCGGAAGCTCTACATCAAAAGACTTCGGGTATGTGCTGACCGTCTTTCCGGAGAAGGTGTGCTTAACGACCTCAATGAACCCGCCGCCGTCCACTTGGACATCAATCGCGACGATGACGCTGGTCCTAAGCAGATCGCCGGTCTCCGTATCTTGACGATTGAGTCCATTATCTAAGCTGATAACAACGCGAGCGCGGTCAACCAGAGAATTGCTGATCGTCTCGACCGGCTCAACCCTCCCGAACCGGTTATTTGACGTGTCGCCATACACACACTCGACCCCGATCTCTCGCGGGTTGGATTCGACAGCGCTGAAGCTAGGAAGATGCTCTTGATCGGCCTCACCGAAACGCTCCTGAACCTCAACGCCGGTGAAGTTGAAGGTTCCGTCAGGATTCTCAACCGGCGTGCCGTCAAAGTAGACAGATTTCAGACCGTCGATCAGACCACCAATGGGGCCTTCGCCGACGAGGTCAATGATTCTGGCGGTTGTGTTTGACCGGAGCGTGTTCGGGTCTTCTTGAGCCGCCCGCGCCTGTCCGCCTCCCTTACCACCCTTTTCGAGTTGGAGGTTGTTATTATCGCCACGGAATCCGCCCGTGTTGCCACCACCATAACCACCCTCGCCGTCGTAGCGTTGAGAGATAGGTATGTCAGTCGTCTCGATACCCGAAGCGCCGACAACAGACCCGACGCGAACCTTCAAACCAGCGATATAGGGGATAGGGTGACCTTGTTCGGTCACGTTCACCGGGCCGTCGAATATGCCCGAGTTTTCTTCCCTCTCTCGCTTGTTAGGGTCCGGCGCATCGATCTGCGGGGCCAGCAAGGATGAGATGATAGTTGTCGCAGCTAGTACGGTCGCGGAGATGATGAATTGAGTAAGAGGGTCCAGACCAGCGAGTTTGGGTTCTGGAATCAGGTGCATCTCTGGACAAGAACCGAACCGGACATTCAGCTCACAATCGGTGAGATACGTTTCGTCGTCCAGTTTACCCCGGACGACTGCGTAGTTACCGGTAGAAATGGTCTCGCGGAAACCGGGGTATTGCGACGACAACGCGCGGATCGCTTCAGAAGGCGAATCCACAGACAGACGATGCTTCTTGCCAAAACGCTTGGCAAGACGACCATGAAGATATACATCGCGAAGTTGGTTCATTTTCAGCTCGTCTTTTTATAGTCGTAACGCACACACATCATTTCGATATGCTTGAAGTTATGTATTGGTCGTCTGTCTGGTTTTCTTTTTGGATTGTATGGTTCAGAGCCAGTCGATAGGTGATACAGAACGTCTTTTTGCTCTAATACACCAGCATGATTGAATTTATCGGAACGTACTTTAAGCATAAGCACGTCACCTTTAGCTCTATCTGCAAACGGTACTTCATAAAATCCAGCAGATCGAAAGTTTTCGATATATAGATTTTGATTCTTTTCCCACCATTGCCAATCTCGGGGGAAGTCGTCGATCAACACAGGATCGCCACCGAAACCATGCAGCATCCCGAAATGACGGATGCGCGAGTAACAATCCTTGATCCCGTGGATAAAACCCGACTCGTCGAGTGGTGGTGGGGCGATCTGATCTCCCCAAATCAGAGGTGGCAAACACCCCTGCCCGTTCGTCGAAATCAGGACGAACGGGACATCCATCTCAATCTGAGACGCCATATCCTGCGCGCTAGGGCAGTTCGGCCCGTTAGGGTGCGAGTGAGCAAGGGCCAGCATCTCGCCAGAGGCAAGGAGTCTTTGAGTGTCTTTTCGGCTTACTCGGGCGTGGGTTTCTGGGTTTCCTGCCGTGTTGTCTAAGCGCTGATAGCCTGACTTCATAATCGCGCCGACGCATTCGTTCGGGTAGCATTCGTTCGCGTGTTGACGAAGGTCTTCAATAACCTCAGGGCGGAGAATATCTTCCCGGTCGAGTTCGAAGATCATCCCCGGAACCTAGCCACACCGGGGAAGCCGCCAAACGGAAGGGGGTTTTCTTTCCCGAAACGAGGGTAGCAACAGGTTTCCAACGTCTTCGAAAATACTTCTTCCTCCGGTGAGGTGGGTTGTCCTTCCTCGTCGAAAGCTTGAGCGCCGGTGTACGGGCATTCAGCTCGATCATACCCCGCGTACGAGCCGTTTTCTTCGGTGTAGCGCGTCATGAACGGGCAGTAATCGCGAACCACCATGCGACCGGGGAGCATAGCCCCGCGTTGGTCCATGGCGGATGAAAGCTTCCATCCTACCGTCGTACGATTATGGGTGGTCAGCTCGTCGAAGCTGTAGATGTCCTCGCTTAGGATCGAGTACGGGTCGGGCTCCTCGCCGTCGTCTAGGAACCTTTCAAAGGTTCGGATACGACGGAATTCAGCACCTAGAAGGTTGCGGTATTGAAGGATGAATGGCGTAAATACGCTACCCGTGTTTTCAAACAAAACAGAAGGGGTAGGATACGGCCCGCCAGATTGGACCTCAAAACCATCAAGCTCCATCGGATGGGGTGTATAGATGTTTCCGCCAAAAGAAATCGGCGTGCCGGTCTCGTCTAGTCCAACAGGCGCGAGACGGATGATGTTCTCACCAAACTTAGTTAGATCAACCTCGACAAGTACAACCTCTCCGCCTAAGTTTGATCGTTGGACATGCTCATTGATTGGAAGGCTAACCATGGATAAATACCTGTTTTACTTCAATGGAGCAGTCGAAATTGTTGAATCCTCTATACTTCATTCCAAATTTCTTACCGCTTTTGAAGCGAAGTTCGGTGCCTAGTTCAGGCGGTGTCCATTCAAATACATCAACGCCGCCGAGACCCGCGAAATACTCTCGCAAGTCTTCGGCTTCGTCTTTAGTCACACCGGTGTAAGTGAAAGAACCAACTCGACGGGTGTTGTTCGGTCCCGCCTTAGAACCTTGTTCGTAGCCATATCCGAACGTCACTTCTTCAGCCCTATACTCCTCATCAAGAGAGGAGCCGTAGGAAGGTTGAGGCAGATTAGCCGGATATGTCGCCACGGTTTAGCTCGCTTTGCGTTGGTTATAGAGAAGTCCGCCCGGTCTCGATTCTTCAGCAAGAATAGACTTCATCGCCATTTTAAGCTCACGACCGGCAGCAGCGCCAGCCCGAGCCCCGGACTCTTCATCCTTGGCACCATGAATAACGATTTCGGGAATCTGAACGTTAAGGCTTACATTACCGCCCTGACCGTCACTCTTGCTAACACTTTCTTTCGAATTTGTCAACTGGACAGGGATTTTTCGGCCCCGCGACAATGGGACGACTGCTTCTTCAGGGTGGAGGATAGACGGGATGCCGCCAGAGATGTTCTGCGTACCCTCGGAGAAGTGCCGGGCATTCTTGAAGATGTCCGCCGCGACGGGTTGATATTTGACCGCCGAGCCGGAATAACCGCCCTCAGATAAAGACCCGCTAATAACTTGCGCACCCATACTAAGAAACGGCCCAACACCGGGGATCATGTTGAGGAGCGGGGACGCCATCCCGAGGAGATCGCCGACTCCGCCGCCTCCGCCGCCACCAAACATCCCCATGATGCCAGAGAACATGTTTTTGAAGAGCCCACCGCCTTGTCTGAAGACGCCCATGAGGTTGCTCAAGAAACCACCACCTTCACCACTTTGCGAGAAGATGCCTCCGAGACGATTGAGGAAGCCGCCACCTCCTTGAGACCCTTGGAACACGCTTCGCGCGCTCTCCGCGAAGTCCTGACCCATAGAGCTGCCTGCGGAGTTGCCGCCTTGGTTACCACCGAACAACCTCTGAAGGAAGTTCCCGCCGCCCTGACTTTGTTCTTGGTTCGCACCACCAAACAAACGACTAAGGATACCTCCCGAGGAACCACTAGATCGTGCTTCTTGTTGATCAGGAGCATCCCCAAGTCCCAACATATTAAGGAACGACGCAACCATCTTATGAGACATCGCACGGGCGATATCAGCTAGGATGGATTGAGTCAGGTCGCGGAAGCTGAGCTTCCCACTCGTCGCCATCTCGGCGAACGCATCGCTGATTTCGTCGCTGATCTTATAGCTGATATCATCTAGAATTTCATCAAATGTAGCAGCATCTTCGATGAATCTGGCAAAACCAGTCCTTTCGGTGTTCGCGTTATTCAGGTCGTATATAAGAGCGACTTGTTCGCGGAGTTGTTCGTTGTTGATGTCGTGAAGCTGAACACCAGCGGCGACGAGTTCATTGACACGGTTACGGGTGTCGATCTCAATCTGACGCTCGCGTTCGCCCATCCGTAGAAGCTCGATCTCACGATCCATATCACGCTGCATAGCAGCCATCGGATCGCGAGCGTTTCGCGTGGTGGTTTCGAGACGCGCCAAAGCTGATTCATATGCTTCGGTGCTGGGGATAACATCCATTGCGAGCGCTAGCGCGAGCGACATTTGGCTCTCCGCATACTCCCTCTGCGCAGCGCCCAGAGGGTCGTATTGATCGTAGACGCCTTGGAGGCTGTCGCGAAGCTGTTCAAGCTGACGATCCGTCTCTGAGTTGTCGCCCCCATCGCCCGTATCGCTATCACCGTTTCCACCGGGTGGAAAAAGGCGGTCCATGAGGGACGGCTCGCCATCGCCCGTATCGCCCGGTCCTTCGGGCGTAGCTTCGCGGTCGCGACGTTCGCCGCGTTCTACCGCTAAATCCATGATATCAGCCGCCATATCGCCGTACATTCCACCTTCAGCGAAGTTGTCGGTATTCCAGATTTCAGCAAGTCGGTTTTTAGTCTCTTCTGCGGTTTGAACAAGACTAATCATACCGCGTCGAGCCATACTAAATCCGTTAAGCTCACCAAGATGAGTAAAAGCCTGCCCCATATCACCTTCTTTGACGCTATCAATCAAATCGACAAGTGGTCCGTAGGCAGCAATAGCGGAGTCGACAATTCCTTTGAAGACCGCTACCATAATGGTTCTTAAAGAATTCCCCCAGTTAATGAAGAAATTAATCAGACCACGCATAAAATTTACTACATCACCCCAACCAATGTTGATGTTATCGAAAGTAACACCAAACTGATCGCCAATGAAGCCTAATACGTCATTACCAAAGTTTTGAAGAATGTTGAAGAAGTTTGAGGCTTTTTCTGTGACATAGTCCCAAGTACCGCCGATGATATCACCAATCTCAGCGGTGCGTCCAGCGAGTGTTACCGTCTCTTCTCGGTTCTTCCAAAGCCAATGCGCCATCGTCGCTAGGCCAGCTACAATACCGATTAACGGGATCGCACGCATCGCGAGTCCGAGCATAGTCGTGGCCCCGGTCATAGTTCTCAGCCCGACAATCATATTTCTGATAGGGCCGATCATATTTCTCATCCCGCCAATCGCAGTTCTGATAGAGCCGGACATGGAAATCATTGCCCCGCCCATACCCCAAAGCGTACGGACGAAGACAACCCAAACGACCCCTTCGGCGATCTTCCGGAACATCTCAATGTTCTCAAGGACATAAACGACACCATCACCTAGCTTGTTGATCGCAACAGCAAGGTCTTCGCCAAGCGTCTTGGCGAAGTTTTGGAATGCCGGGGAGCCCATCACGTCGGCGATGCGATTCATCTGCGTACCGACCGCGTCCATGAAACCCGCCTCACCGACCGTCTTCCGGAAAAGGAAGAACTCGGTGCGGAGCGTTTTAAGTGCGGTGTCCGGTCGACGCAGAGCCGCCTCAAGCTCAGAGCCGTAAGTCCTCATCAACTCTTCAGCAAACGCCGGAAGGATCTCTTCAGAAAGAACCTTACCTTGCCTCAGAAGATCGTTAAGCGCGGCTTCAGGTCGTTCCACCTCTTCTGCAATGAGACCAATGTTTTGTGCAGCACGGGCCATCGCAGAGAAAGAACCCGGAAGGCGTTCCGAGAGCTGTCGACGCAGTTCTTCACTTTGGACTGTGCCTTTAGACACCATCTGTTCAAGCGCTAGGAACGCAAGTTCAGCGTCATGAGCGCTGGCACCAATTACCGTCAAAGCGGCTGAGGTTGCGGCGTAAACTTTTCGTGTGTTCTCTGTACTGAACCCTGCCATCTGCGCAGCGACAGAGAACTTTGAGTATCGGGGCAGCATAACGTCGAGTGCTTGTCCAGTCTCTCTCGCAAGCTGTGTTGTAAACTCAAATTCTTCGTTCGCACCTTCTACGCTGCCAGTGACAACTCTGAACGCGGTCTCAGCCCGCAGCGCCGCCGTGTTGGCTGTCCATAACTGACGAGAGAACTCTGCCACCGTGAGCGAGCCCAGAAGGGTGCGCAGCATGGAACCGGCCTGATAGGACGCAGAGAACGCGTTCTCCATCCCTCGCGCACCATTTGCGGTGTTCCGGAACGAACGCGCTGCACGACCCGCATTTGACGGGATGCGACGGAATAGCTGATTGGTACGGGACAGCGTCCGGTTCGCACGGTTAGACGCTACGGCGATCTGGTTCATCGCCTCAGCAACAGCGCGCACATGGCGAGGAGCCCGGATGTTGTCGAGCATCTTCAGGAATCCGCGCAGGTTTTCCGTCTGCGAGCGGGACGGCGCGCGGAATTTCGAAAAGACAGCGGAGAGTTGGGAATAGCCCGCCATGTTCCCGCGCGGGGCGCGAGCTGATTGCATGACGCGTAAGAATCCTTTGAAGCGCTCAAGCTTCCCGGAAGACGGGATACGCATACCGGACAGAATTCTCGACATGTCGCCAAGGGACGACAAGTTCGAAGGGGCGCGGTATTGACCGATTGCGAAAAATAGATCGCGGACGCCTTTGACTTGGCGTTCAGAGGGAGCCTTGAACGTAGACAGGGTCTTTACAAGGTCAGCAAAACCGCCTACAGACCCGTTGATGCCACGAAAAGACTTCACAGCGTCAGAGAGGCGCGTGAGGTCCTGAAGCTTCTTATCAGAGGGAACCCGAAGGGATTTGAGTGCGTCCGCAAACTGGCGGAAGTTCCGAGCACCCTTACCGACGTTCTTGAACGACTTAAGAGAGCTTTCGAACTTGTTGAGCTTGGACGCATCGAGCTTGTCGACCGCGCCGCTCAGAGTGCGGAATTCACCGCCCAGTTTGCGGACGTCACCATTTGCGGCACGCTTGATCTTACCCATGGCGGCGATGAACGACCGCGCGCCCGCCTCGGCTTTAGAGGCGTCGATATTTAATCGAAGGGTATGGGTTTCACCGCTCACTTCTTACTCCGCCTACTAGGGTTGGAAGTCTTGCCCGTTTTTTGTTTTTCTTTTTCTCGGACTTCGCTGACGTGTTCAAAGAACGCGTCATCCAGAGCCATAATAAAGCGAGAGAAGTCTTCTCTAGTCTGTGAGACCTTTATTCCGTATAGTTCACAGTATGCGAGAATATCAGACGGCGTTATTGCGAGAGGACCATTCATCCCCTCTCCCCGCCTTGAATGTAGGTGTTGAAACCCGTTCCAAACCCAAACGACGTCGTCGAATAGTTTTGGTTTTTCGGAGACCGACTTGGCCTTGATGCCTTTTTCTTCCTGAATAGCCTCAAGCCACGAAGCGTGCTTTGATTGTGGCTTTAGGCTCCACTTCAGGAAGTCCGTTAGTTTTTTTCCGCTTCCCGGTCGTCGGCTTCCTTGAACAGGTCTTGATCGGAAGCGGCGACGGCGATTGCATCGCGGAAGTTCTTCAGGCGAGGGTCACTGAGGGTGTCGACCTTGGCTTCGAACGTGTTGGGGATCTGCTCACCGTCGCGGGTTTGAAGGCCCGAACCGCGCCAGTCAGCGATCACAGCGTCAGCCATCACTTTGACGGCGATCTCGTTGGCGATCTCTTCGGGAAGGTCACGGCCCGAGCGCGAATAGTGGACGTGGGGAGCGCTGAAACGTTTGTGCGACTCACGCACTGGTTGGGAGTTCATCCGGCGAACTTTCACTTCGATGTGAGGGCCGAAATTAACCCAAACGCCGTCGCTCTCGCGGGACGGGTCAGATTCATAGATGTCGTAAAGGGTGCTCATGGTGGTATAAGTCCTGTCAGGGTTAAGGATGGGGAGGAGAGGACCCGACCACCTCTCCCCCCCGTTCCGCGCGGAACGCCGCGTTCGTCTTTCGACGGGTCGGGTTATTCTAGTTGACTGTGGGGGTTTACCGTCACGTCAGATGACGTTAGAAGGCAGCAATCGGATGGATCGAGGAGAACCGGTCGATCTGAAGCGTGCAGTTGGTGGACGGGTCACGCTTCGCTTGCCATTCCATGTTCTCGGTCACGTCTTGATCGATGCCGCCCGGAGCGACCGTGTCAGAGGTGATCACAGCGGCAGGAATAGTGAAGTGATAGGTGTTGCCGTCCACGTCGGTGTAGGGCCAGTCGAAGGAGACCGTATCGTGATCAAGGAAGTGTTGGAACAAGATACCGTCTTGGAAGTATGCCGTGATGCCGCCAGAGACGTTCAGGCGACCAGAACCGATGCCACGGGCGTATTCAGAGCCGACCGCAGTCTGAGCACGAAGGTTCACTTCAGCGCTGAAAGAAATCGATTGAACAGCCGTCGCGAGTTCAGAGCCGTCTTTGCGGATCGCGCCGACGTTGGTAGAGGCGTTGGTGATGCGGGTCTGAGCGGCGTTCACCGGAGTGTACGGCGCAGCGCCCAGAAGCGGGCTCTGGCGGATGTCAGAGGCGCGACCGGTGTAACCGAAGGAGCCCGTGATCTTGGACTGTGCCGACGTCTCCATGGAGAACGTACCAACGCGCAGACCGTCGCGGACGAAGTATTGGTTCACCGTGGCGTAGGCTTCTTCGACCGTAAAGGATCGATACACCATATCGGCTGCGTTGCCCGGATTGCGGAGCATCGAAGACTTGATGGTGATCGGCGCACCGGTGACAGTAGCGATATCTTCAGCGACAGTCACTTTGTCGGACGTCAATCCAGTGATCGTGAAGAAGCCGCGCGCGGTTTCGTCGCCACCAGAAAACGCCGACACGGTGGCGTCAGCGGAGGAGATAGAGCCGCCCGTGACACGAAGGTTACGGATCGTCACAGTACCGGTGGAGGCTTTCGCGGAAACAGAGAGCTTGCCGTATACGCGTTGTTCGTTGATCGCAGCAGCGAGGTTAGCAGCAGAATCATCGAGAGCGGAGCCCGGAGCGACGGCTACCGCGCCGAACGTAACGGCGGTGCCGAATTCGAACGTCACAGACCGTTTGCCATCGGAGATAACGACTTTGTCACCAGCTTCAGCGGGTGCGGCGAACTCGACGGAGCCTTCTTCGAAACCAGCACCCTCGACGAACAGACGTTGACCGATGAAGAGCTGACCCGCAGCAATCGACGAAGCGAATGCATTGGTCGAATTGGAGTCGATAGCGCGCTCACCAGCGGTGCCAAGGCGAAGGTTGGTGTTATTCAGGAAGAGAACGTCGTTCGCATCAGAAATACGACCGTTGTCGTTTCCAGCTTCCACGGTGCCGGTCGTGTCGGTGAATGTGATCGTGGTCGTGTTCGTCGGCGAATCGAAAGCGACGGCGGAGATTTGGAAGTAGTTGTTGTTCGTCGGCGTCTTGAAGCCGCTCGTCAGGACCCGGCGACCAGCCGTGAAATACGGGGTTAAATCACCACCGCTAATCGTGACCTCGTCGGTCGCGGTGAACGACACGATGGAACCATAGAAGGTGTCGAACGTCATCGGGCGAGACCAAGCGCCGCGGGTGACCGCCGAAAGCTCTTCGTCGACAGTACCAGCCGCGAATTCGAAATTGATGTCGCCGCCAGTCGCTTTACCGACTTCGGAGATGTCTTCAACCTGACCGTCGTCGCGAATCTCTTCGCTCTCAGAGGTCTCTTTCGAAGCGCCGATGCTGGACGAAGTAAAACGCCGGGCGCGCGTCACGCCGGTCGAAGGGATGCTACCCCACTCGTTTTCGAGAAGAGTTCGAATGGATACGCTATTTGACTCGGCAAACTGCACGGGTTGCCTCCTAACTTGGTGATTGTTGGGGTATTGGACCGGTCACTCACCGAGTTTTGCGGCCCGCGCGTTCAATGACGAATAGGGCCTCAGAGGCCCTACATTTGTCACGAAAGCTAACCCAATGAGCCGAAAATGTCAATGCATATGACGCTACGGCTCACGCTATTACGCGTTCGTGTAGGTATCTCGTAGGTATGGAATGCGGGCGGCTACACGAAAGCTCTCACCTTGGACGCCTAGCTGTTTGATCTGAGGGACTTTGAAAGTAACGTCATGGTCCGGCGCGATGGAGATTTCTTCACTGTCGAAGATCGAGGCGACTTTTTCAGCAATCTCTACAGCCTCACCCGCGCCAGTGTCGACCGTAACAATGATATCGATCTGGATAATGCCCGGAAACCGTTTAACCTTTCGACCACCAATACTTGCCGTGAACGAGTCTTCATCGACATATGCAAGGCTGGCGACGCGCCCCGTGGTGCCGTCTCTATACGGCGTGTTCGGGAAATTCACTGGAATGTCTGGGTAGTCCTGACCGAACTTTGCGGCTAGGTCACCTTCTACCCGAGCGCGGAATTGATTGAACGACATTAGATGGTCCCCGATGCGATACGTGCCGAGAGAGCTTTAAGAGTGATCCCAAACATACCAGCCGGGGAACGGGACCTATCTGGCGACGGGAGCAACCCGTATTCAAGGTCTTTGATCGTGTCGGCGACGTTCGTCAGGACGAAATTACGGTAGGGGTTTTTGAAGTCCAACGCCAACTTCGACCGAGTAGGGCGACCCTCGTTAGCGGGTCGTCTAGGCTCCGATCCAAGCGACATAGAGTTGGTCGGGCCGGGAGGCATGGTACCCGCAGCACCGACTTGAGGGCCGGTGTACTGCTTATCAACGGTCCAGATGTAGTTCCTGATCGACTGACCAGTATGTACCGGAGTTCGGGAGAGGATCATTGAGTGGGTGAAGTTTACCGACCCAATCACACGCGCGCGGAATTTCTTCTCGATCTTATCAACCGCCCTATCGAGCCCAGCGGAGAATGCGCCGAGGTTTGCGGTAATCACCTACGCCTCCCGAACGTGGATATTGAACCCTGCCCTGCCGGTGTATTGACTCCACGAATGGACGTTCCAGCGGCGTTCGTTGATCGTCAGGTAGTCATCGGTCGAAGGCTCGAAATCGATCTTAAGACCGTCAACGAACAGCTTCTTATCGGTCATCGGCTCAACATCCCCCGTACGCTCTTCCTCCTTGAAGGAGCGCATGAGGACGCTTCCGATATCAGAGGTTACCGTGTCAGCGGTCACCCTGCCTGCTTGGGTGTCATAGGACGATCCTAGGTGCCGGTGATAGACCGCATCAACGACCAGCCCCTCAACCATGGACCCGGCTTTAGAGAGGGCTTCAGAGACCAGAGAAGCGAGGTTCATTAGGACCTCTTGATCTTGACGGCTTGACGTCCGCCGACATTGAATGTGCCGAGCGAGGAAAGCATGTGAAGCACGTTCACAGGGATCGATCCCGCCGTAGACGAACTAGCGAATTCGATCCGAACCGCTCCGTCGACATCAAGCTCTTTGATGTTGTCCAGAGACGAGTCAGAAGTCAGGTCTTTCGCCAACAATGCGATAGCCATCTCGACAACCGCTTCCTTGATAAGCTCAGGAATGGTGTCGCGCGGGATTTTGTAACCGTCCCGCCCTTTGACATCCTTGCGAGGCCAACGGAGAGCTTGTGTTTCAGACGACTTGTCGCCGAACCACTCCGCCCGGTTGTCGAGGAATTTGGAGGCGTACGAGAAGCGCTTTCCGATCTCGTCATCTTCCAGTACAGAAAACTTCGCAGCCAGAGGCGACGGGTGAAGCGAGAGGATCACGCGACCGTCTTCCACAGACACGTACGATGTCGCGTCCATGTAGCCAGTACCATCTTCAGCCTTGAAGTTGAACATCACGCAATCCTTCGATTCATAGAGTCATTTAATATGACGCTTTTAAGCAGGAGTCAAGAGTCCAGCGTCTTTGGCTAAAGAAATAGCCTTCACCCATTGTTTTGCTCTTGGGCTACGCACGACATCTTCAGGACCGAACTCAATAATGTCCGCTTCGATGAAATCGTACAACTCGATCATATCGAGGATTTTTTCCAGACCAGAGTCGTGGATATCGACTTGATCCGTATCACCATTAACGATCACTTGAGCCTCCATACCCTGACGAGTAAGGAATGTGATCAGGTCTTTAACCGTGCAGTTCTGTGCCTCGTCAAGAAGTACCACAGAATTGTTGAAAGTCCGACCTCGGATGTGTTCAAACGATTGGAACTCGATCTTTCCTTCTCGGACAAACTGAGCATATTCAGAAGGAGCACAACCTTCTTTTAGAGCCGCGACCAGCGGGACCAGCCATTCCGCAAGCTTCTCGTCTTTGTTGCCGGGTAGAAACCCTAGCCGGTGACGAGCGTCTGACACGGTCGGCCTCGCTAGAACGATATGGTCTACTTCTCCCTTGAGAAGGCGTTCCATAGCGTGGCGAGCGGCTAGATACGTCTTACCCGTACCTGCTCCGCCGACTGCGAAGCACTGATCGCCTTCACGAAGACTACCAAGATACTCTGCCTGTGTTTCCGTTTTTGGTTCTATTGGCTTCGGGGTTCGGGCGAGTTGCCTGACCTCCTTATTCTTCTTCCGGTTCATGCGGCGTTGCGCTTTTGGTGACTGAGTCACCGTTTCGAAGAAGTCGTCAGACATAGGTCCTCCAAGGAATAGGAAAAACCTTTGCCATTGCCCCGTATCACCTTGTTGTTTAGCCGGATATTTCCGGCTCTATGGTGGTCTGCACATGAAGAAGTAGCGCAAGACACTCCATAGTCTCGTTGACGATTTCTTGTCTAACTATGACCGTCATTTCTATCTCAAGAAGTACCGAAATACGTTTGTTTCGGGACTGAAGAACCATCTTATCTTTTTCGTCTTTTGTGAACACTTTACCCCTCCGTCACAGTTATTGTCATCCGTGTCGATGGTGGTAGCTCACTGAATTCCGTCACGCAATACTTGAATCTCTTGCATGACGCACGAAAAACAGTAATAAGAATATTCAGACGACCGACGCTACATAGCGACGTACTGTCCCGTAATATAATTTACGATTATTATAATCGGCACCAGACTTGCGACTACCGCTGCAACCGCTTTTGGTCCGTTCCATTGAGATACGCGTTCAACTTCTTTCGTCCTGAGTTTCATAATAACGCTTTCAATGTCAGTAACCCGCTGATCCAGACGATCATTTTGCTTCGCCATCGCCCTCTGATCAGATTTGATCGAGGCAACGTCCTGTTGAAGCGCGGAAACACCTTGGTCGATTTTCACCAAAACAGTGTGTAACCACCCTGAGTCGCTTGCGGGATGGTGGTTCTTACCAAACATGCATACCCCCGGTACGATTTGTGGATGGGTACCCGCACTTGAGCGGGTGTTGATTGTCATTCTTATACGTCATTATGGGTCGAATGTCAATGAAAGTCACAATACAGATCACTTCTAACCCATAAGAAAAAAGAGGAAACCTAAGGTCTCCTCTTTATTGGAAAATGTGTTATGCGCCTTTGTTAGGCGTCTTCTTCGTTGTCCTCGTCGAACAGGCCCAGTTCCTCGTAATCTGGTTCCGGTTCTGGTTCCGGTTCTGGTTCCGGTTCTGGTTCCGAACGGGTTTCAACCTTGCTTCGGGTCCACCCCATGTCGAGGATCAAATATGCGACCCTGTTAGGGTGGACTTCAAACATCTCACCCTCAGGTGAAAATACCTTTTCGTACATGGTAGACCTCTCTTGAAGGTCTATCGCTTATTCGGCTTCGGCTTCGGCTTCAGCTTCGGCGATAGCTTCTTTCAGCTTCTTCTCACGCCACCGACCGTCGAACTCGATACCAAGCTCAGCGGCGCGAGCACGCAGAGCCTCGATTTCACCTTCTTCGTCGGCGTCAGGAGTGACAGTCTCTTCCGCTACCGGCGAGGGGACCGTTTCCAGCTCATTCTCATCAGTATCGGTGGCGTCGGTAGGTTCCGCATCTTCAACGGATTGCTCTGCCGGTTTGGCGCTCGCGTAAGACCAGCCATTCAGATTGACTAGATCGTTTGCATTCGCTCGGGAAACAATCACCGTTTCGTCGGTGTTGGGA